GCTGGCTGGACAAGCTCGAGGCGGCCTTCTCGGAGCTGACGCCCCGCGGGCATGTCGTGAAGTTCAACCCGGACGGCCTGATCCGCATGGACTCGCTGGCGCGGTTCCAGATCTACCAGATCCAGCGAAACATCGGCTTCGCCAACATCAACGAGCAGCGCGCCAAGGAAGACATGCCCCCGATCACGGAGGACATGGGCGACGACTACACGCCGCTGCAGGTCATGGTGCAGGAGGGCCGAGCCGGGACCCTCGACGAGGACCCGGTCGGCACGCTCAAGCCAGCCACTCCGCAGACCCCGAGTGAAACCCCCAGCGAGGAGGGCAACTGATGGAGCGCAAGGGAAGCCTCATCGACGTGCGCTCGCGGCGCATGCTGCCTGCTGGCGAGTTCGAGTTCCGCGCCTCGGCGTCGAACCCCAACTCGGTCCACTTCGAGGGCTACGCCTCGGTCTTCGGCAATGGCTACGACGTCTACGGCGGCCCCACGCGGGGCGGCTGGACTGAGACCGTCGATCCGCACGCCTTCGACGTGACGCTCAAGTCGAACCCCGACGTCGTGTTCCTCGTGAACCACGACGGGCTGCCGCTCGCGCGAACCCGATCCGGGACGCTGCACCTCAGCGCAGACAAGCACGGGCTGTTCGTCGACACGGACCTCGACACGACCGATCCCCATGTGCAGAGCCTCGCGGTCAAGATGCGGCGAGGCGACCTCGACCAGATGAGCTTCGGCTTCGTCACCAAGTCGGACTACTGGTCCGACGATGAGACGAAGCGGACGCTCCTCGAGGTCTCCCTGCACCAGGGGGACGTGAGCGTGGTGACGTTCCCGGCGAACCCAGCGACCGATGCCGAGCTCAACATGCTCCGGGCGCTCGAATACGTCTCCGGGCTGGATGAGGAGAAGGTGCTCGCGGAAGTCCGCGACCTCGACCTCAGCCCTGAGCAGCGACGGAACCTCAAGGCCCGTCTCGTGCAGGTCGCGCAGCTCGCCGACCCGCCGAAGAAGAAGACCCTCTCTCTCGCCGAGGCGCTCCGCATCACGGGCGCCTAGGACTTTCCTGACCGAACGAACCCACCCCGCACCCCTGTCTCTGGGGCCGGGGTCGCTGCCGCGCCCTGTCTCTGGGCGAACAGGCGCGCGACCGCAGGGCGGTACGTCCACAGATCCCTTCTTGCCCATCGGGCAGAACAGGAGAGTTCGTCATGTCTGACGAGCTGCTTACCCGCCTCCTCGCCAAGCGCGAGAACGAGGCGAAGGCGCGCGAGGGCCTCGTGGCCAAGCGCAAGGCAATCACCGACCTCGCCGAGCAGGAGGTCCGCGAGGATCTCTCCGAGGAAGAGGACACCGAGTTCCGGACCCTCACCTCTCAGATTGCCGAGAAGGACGAGGTCATCAAGTCCCTCGACGAGCGCATCAACCCGCTCGTGGAGGAGCGCCAGCGTGAGACCACGCTGACCGCCGGCGCGATCGCGGTCCGCAAGGCCCGCCAGAGCGTCGAGGTCACCAAGGAAGGCGTCACCTACGAGCGCGGCAATGGCCGGTCCTACTTCAAGGATCTCGCCCTCGTCTCCTCGATGCGCGACGACGGCACCGCCCGCGCCCGCCTCGAGCGCCACGCCCGTGAGGTCGAGGTCGAACTCCGTACCGACCTGAACCGGACCGACGGTCAGGGCGGTTACTTCACCCCCCCGCTGTGGATGATGAACGAGTGGATCGCGCTCGCCCGTCCGGGCCGCGCGACGGCGAACGCCGTGTCGAACCAGGCACTCCCCGGCGGCACCGACTCGATCAACATCCCGAAGATCGCGACCGGAGCGGCCACGGCCGTCCAGACGGCGGACAACGCGGCCGTCACCCAGACGGACATCACCGACACGTCGGTGACCGCGGGCGTCAAGACCATCGCCGGCCAGCAGTCGATCGCGCTCCAGCTCATCGAGCAGAGCCCGGTCAACTTCGACCAGGTGGTCTTCCAGGATCTCGTCGCCGACTACAATCAGCGCCTTGACCTACAGGTCATCAGCGGCTCCGGCTCGTCCGGTCAGGTGCTCGGCATCCTGAACACCTCGGGCATCCAGACGGTGACCTACTCGGACACCACGCAGAACGCGGGCACGATGTACGCGGCGATCGCGAACGCGATCCAGCTCGTCCACACGGGCCGCTACCAGCCCCCGACGGCGATCATCATGCACCCCCGCCGCTGGGGTGGCCTCCTCGCCGCCCGCGACTCGCAGGGCCGTCCGCTGTTCCTCCCGAACGTGCAGGGTCCCGTCAACGCTGGCGGCATCCTCTCCGAGGTCGCGTCTCAGGGTGTGGTCGGCAACGTGCAGGGCCTTCCGGTCATCACGGACCCGAACATCCCCACCAACCTCGGCGCGGGCACGAACCAGGACACCATCCTCGTCCTGCGCGCCTCCGACTCCATCCTCTTCGAGGGCGGCGTCCGCACTCGGGCGCTCATGGAGGTCAAGGGGCAGAACCTCGAGGTCGTCCTGCAGGTCTACAACTACGTGGCGTTCACCGCGGGCCGCTACCCCGCCGGCATCACGCAGATCACGGGCACGGGCCTTACCGCGCCGTCCTTCACCTGATAGGAGCCTGATGCACGCCGAGGCCCTGAACTGGCTCACGCAGCACGCGCAGGGCCTCGGCCGCATCCTCCTCCTCGTCGATGTAGGCGGTCGGAACATCAACGGTTCCGTCCGCCCGCTGTTCGACGCCGAGCGGATCATCGGCGTCGACCTCTATCCGGGACCGGAAGTCGATGTCGTCTGCGACGTCCGGGAATGGGAGCCCGACGCCCTTGCCGACGTCGTGGTGTGTGCCGAGGTTCTCGAGCATGCGCCCGACGCGGCTGGGGTGGTCCGGGCGTGCCGTCGGCTCCTCAAGCCCGGCGGGCGACTCCTCCTCACCGCAGCAGCACCCCCGCGCGCCCCCCATTCGGGCCATGACGGGCTGGATGTGCGCGAGGGCGAGTACTACGGCAACGTCGAGCCCCTCGCGCTCGCCAAGTGGCTCTCCTGCTTCTCCCGCCACGAGATCACCTACGACCGCCACCACGGCGACGTCTATGCGGAGGCCATCGCTTGAAGATCATCCGCTCCTTCCCGAAGACGGTCCCGGCAGGCCGCGCGTACGTGCAGGACGACCTCCCGCGCTTCGAGATGGAGACCTACGACTACCGCGGCCTCGCCGACGCCTTCCCGGACGACCTCGTGCTCCTCGAGTGGGACATCGCGGTCGACAAGGACGCGCTGGAGCGGTTCATCGCCCATTGCGAGGCTGAGCCTGAGCGCGTGCGGGTCGCCCCCTACAAGCTCTGGGCGCCGACTGGGTCGAACGATCCGATTCTGAACGCTCCGTGGGCGCACCGCGCCTACCACTACCCGGAGATCAAGGCCACCTGCCGCTTCGTGGACGAGGGCGAGCCGACGTGCCACCTCTTCGGCCTCGGCATGGTCTACCTCCCCCGCGACATCCTCCGGCACTACTCCGACGTCGCGCCCGGCCACTTCTCGGACGGCTCCTTCTCGGCGTGGCACTCCAACACGGTCGAGTTCGAGACTCCGATCGCATGGGACGTGCGTCCCGTCCACCTCCACTACCCGATCGAACGGATGGGCTGATGAGCGCCTACTGGTCTTACATCCTGACCGCCGTAGGCGTCTTCGGGCTCTATCTCTCGGGCCGAAAGATCCGCTGGGGCTGGGCGGTCGGCCTAGGCGCACAAGTCCTCTGGCTGGCCTACGCCATCAGCACCCAGCAGTGGGGATTCCTCGTCTCCTGCGTGGCCTACGGCTGGGTCTACGGCAAGAACTTCCGAGCATGGACCCGCGACCTCAAGGGGGCAAAGTGAGCGACGAACCCACACCCTACGTCCGCGCGCTCGCGGAAGAATACCGGCGCTGCGTGCAGGCAGGCGCGGGCCACATCGTGATCTGCGTCGCCGAGGAGCTCACCCGCCACGGCTGGAACGTGGACGACAGGACCGGCGGCCTCGTCCGCATCCAGGAGCGCGCCGTCGCCAAGACGGCCACTGAGACTCCCGAGTCCCCCGCGCAACGCAGGCGGACGAAAGCGGCTGACGCATGATCGCCGTGCTCTGCGCAAACCTCCTCGACGGCGATCGCTTCGCCGCAGAGAAGAACCTCGGCAGTTCCCTGCTCATCTCACCGCGCAACTGCGACACGGCGCGAGGGCAGACCCTTACTGCCGCCTATGAGACCCCGGCATTCCGCGCGGCGGTCTCGGATGCGTCCCAGTGTCGTGTCCGCAAAGTTGTCGCCCCAGCCCTATACACGACAGGCGGGGAGTTCATCCCACCCAAGGAGTAGCCGATGGCCACGGATCTCGGCGACGTCATCCGGCTCACCTATAACGACCTGATGCCGGACGGTGTGACGCTGGCGAACGCCACGACGGTCACGCTGACGATCACACTGCCGGATGGGTCCACGGTCACCCCGACCGTTCAGAACCCGCCGGCGACGACCGGCGTCTACATCTACGACTACCAGACCACCCAGTCGGGCCGTCACCTCGCGCGCTGGGTCGCGACGGGCACGAACCCCGGCGCCCAGTCGCAGAGCTTCAACGTCCTCGCCCTCGATCCGGGCTACATCGTCCCGCTCGACGACATCAAGGACCAGCTCGACCTCTCCGATACCCTCCCCGCGGAGGATGAGGAGCTGCGGAAGTACCTCGGCGCCGCCTCGGCGATCGTCGAGGCGCTGACGGGCCGGACGATCGTCCAGCGCAGCTTCACCGAGGAGCTGCGCGTCTCCCCCGTGGATCAGGCAGTGATCCTCT